GTACCCGGTTGAGCAGGCACGTGATGATATTAAACAATACTTTAGCAAGTTTAACAAGCTAAAGCAATGGCTGGATAACAGAAAGGACTTCATTGAAGCAAACGGATACACTTATTCCTTCTTTGGTAGAAAGCGTCGCTTACCAAACGTATTTAGCTCAGACAAAGGCATTGCAGCTCATGAGGTTCGCTCAGGAATCAACGCCGAAGTTCAATCGCTTGCGTCAGACGTTAACCTCCTTGGTGCTATCCGAACTGCAAATGAACTCAAAGAACGCGGCCTAGACGCTAAAATCTTCATGCTAGTGCATGACTCGATTGTTGCACTAGTGCGCGAAGATCAAGTTGATGAATATTGTGAAATCCTAAAGCGTAACACTCAGCATGACTGGGGTTGCAGTATCCCAGGATTCCCAATCGGCGTTGACCAAGAAGTTGGAGATGACTACAGTTTTGGAAAATGGGACGAATTCTACACTGTTACGGGAACTGGTTTGGCCCGTGTACAGAATAGCTGAAAAACCGCCACAGCAACGTGATGGTGTGGTGTTCTTTAGCAGCGAATACGTTGACGAACTAGAACAAAGTAGTTATTCACTAAAAATAGTAGACGATAAAAACCTGCCTGGCTCTACGCTAGGCAGGCGTCGTCTTCAACTGCGGGAAACCGAGCAAGTACGGTTACACCCACTACGCACGGCTATTTACTTACTAGCTGATTTAATTAAACTTGCAAAGGCCAGCACTTGGTTTATCGACAGTAGCGGGCGTGTTTTCCAGTACAAAAAACACACGCGCGCCAAACTGACAACAAAGAAGATTAAACAAGTGTTACCTGCGCAGGGTATAGGGTGTGTGTTGGAAATTGAGGGTCTAGCACAGCGCTTTAAAGTGATGATACGACCCAAAACTGAACAGTATGCAGTAGTCTTACAACTAGGACTTGTGCACATACTATACGGTTTAAGTGACACACCACGACCACCAAGCTGGAGGCTAGTGTAATGGCAAAAGCAATCTTATCAAATCGCATATACATGGACGATCCAGGTAAAGAGCATGTAAAAAAGATCATGCAAGAACTTACCTACAAGATCAAAAAAGACACTGGTAACAAGCACTTTCAGGCTATTGAGACTATTCGCAACTACAAGCTGTTACCTAAAGGTGTGATTAGTATACCGCAGGGCCGGCAAGACTTGATTCCTGAAGGTTACGAAATCATCGACAAGCGTGTGCTCTACCCAGTGCCGTTTCCAGACCCTAAGATCCAACTACGCGACGATCAGCTGGAAGTGTGGCAGGGCGCTGACGATACTTGCTTTGTAAATGCCTTACCAGGCTGGGGCAAAACATTTACTGCACTACACATCGCACACAAGTGGGCACAGCGCACACTGGTAATTACACACACTGCTGCACTACGCGATCAGTGGTGTGAAGAAGTAGAGCAGCTATTTGGTATTCGGCCAGGTGTAATAGGTGGCGGAGTCTACGACATAGAAGATCATGCTATTGTTGTAGGCAATATCCAAAGTGTGGTAAAGTACCTAACCGAACTAAGCAAAGAGTTTGGCACGGTTATCCTAGACGAAGCACACCACTGTCCTGCTACTACATTCTCACAAACTGTAGACAGCTTTGGCGCACGCTACCGTCTAGCACTGTCCGGAACAATGCAGCGCAAAGACAAAAAGCACGTGTTGTTTCCAGACTACTTTGGCACCAAGATATTTAAGCCAGCATTAGCCAATACCATGGCTCCTAAGATTCAGGTAATACAAAGTGGCATTACCTTAAAACCAGGAGCTACATGGGTGGAAAAGATCAATGATCTAACTGAACGCCCTAACTATCAGCGCTTTGTTGCTGAACTAACACAACTTGAAATTGCAAATGGTCACAGCGTCTTAGTAGTCGCTGACCGAGTAGAATTTTTACAGAAAGTTAAAGAATATGTTGGAGAAACCTGTTTGCTGGTTACTGGTGAAACAACCTTTGAAGATCGGCAACAAGCCAAAGAACAAATCCTTAGTGGAGAAAAGCTGGCAATTGCAGGTTCTAGGCAAATCTTCTCAGAAGGCATCTCTATTAACAGGTTATCGTGCCTAATACTGGCTGTACCAATGAGTAACGATTCACTGCTAGAACAGCTTGTGGGTCGAATAATGCGACAGTTCCCTGGCAAGCCCGAGCCAGTTGTGGTTGACATTAACTTTGCCGGCTATGCCGACAAAAAACAAAATAATGATCGCTTAGGCCTTTATCTACGCAAAGGCTGGCAAGTAACCACCATTTAGAAAAATTGGCTTGCTGTAGCCTGTCAAAAGTGATATAATAACTGCATGTTGTTCAAAAATGACCCTTTTCTTTGACATTCACCTTTTAGAACGCGAAACTAACTGTGACCCAGTGAAAATGGTTGAACAACTTCGCTTGCATTACACCAAAAAGCTAATACCAAAAAACCACACCCAGAGCATTAAGCCCATTAAGAATTTATTTGGCAACAGCTTTTTGGTTAATCCAAGCAACTTCTTTGACGACAAGACAACAGACGTAATCTTTAAGTCACAATACATTCAGTTAGCGGGTAGACGTGATTACGGTAGTTACAAATACTACGGTACTAAATACCTAGATCTCAGCTACTTTGCTGATCTGGACACAGAGAAACTAAAACACAATCCGCTGCTAACAATAACAGAAAACAAAATTTACTTCAAATACGAGGAAAACACAAATGGCACTCAGCTTTAAAAATACCAAAGGTAAAGCACAATCTAACAAAGTCGAAGCTTACGAATACAAGGACGGTGAAAACAGTGTCCGTCTTGTTGGTGGCGTACTGCCCCGTTACATCTACTGGCTAAAAGGTTCTAACAACAAGGATATTCCTGTTGAATGCCTTGCTTTTAGCCGTGATAAAGAAAAGTTCGACAACCTTGAAGTTGACCACGTTCCCGAGTTCTTTCCAGAAGCCAAGTGCAGCTGGAGCTACACCGTTAACTGCATTGACCCTAAAGATGGCAAGGTCAAAGCACTTAACCTGAAAAAGAAACTGTTTGAGCAAATCGTAACCGCTGCTGAGGATCTTGGTGATCCTACTGATTATGACACTGGTTGGGATGTTGTGTTCAAGCGAGTAAAGACCGGGCCACTAGCGTTTAACGTTGAATATCAGCTGCAGGTTCTGCGTTGCAAGCCCCGTGCGCTTAGCGAAGCCGAACGTGCACTAGCCGACAGTGCAAAGAGCATTGACGAGAAGTATCCTCGTCCTACGCCCGACGAAGTTCGCGCACTGCTGGAAAAGATCACAAGCAACACCGAAGACGAAGGTGATACTACCGACGCCGAACGTGAAGCTGTAAAAGACCTAGGTTAATTACATAGCCCGCAATCCTAAAAAGCTTGCGGGCTATTTTGTCTGTAACATAATGAAAATACTATTTACTGCTGACGTACACATTAAGCTAGGTCAGAAGAACGTACCAGTAGAGTGGTCTAAAAACAGGTTTAAGCTGTTTATCGAGCAGTTTAGCGAAATGCAAAAATCTGCTGACATAGTAATCGTAGGCGGAGATGTATTTGACAGACTGCCTACAATGGACGAAGTTGAACTCTACTTTGACTTTGTTCTTAGCTTTCACAAGCCTACCGTCATCTACCCAGGCAATCACGAAATGCTTAAGAAAGACACCACTTTCTTAACTAACCTGAAAAAGACCACAAACTGTATTAATCCACTGGTCACTGTATGCGATGAGATTCGCAGTGACTTGCTAGGCGGTGATATAGACATTATTCCGTATACTCACCTTAAAAAGTGGGCGGATAGCTACCAAGACTATGACTTTAACGGCCGTATCTTATGCACACATGTACGTGGCGAGATTCCTCCACACGTTAAGCCAGAAGTCAACTTAGAACTATTTAATCGCTGGCAAGTAGTGTTGGCTGGAGACTTGCATAGTTATGATAACTGCCAACGCAACATTCTTTATCCTGGTAGCCCTTATACTACTAGTTTTCATAGACATCGTGTGGATACTGGCGCTATTCTTCTTGATGTGGACACTCTGGAACACCAGTGGCTAAAGTTTGACTTGCCGCAGCTTATCAAGAAAACTATTGCAGCAGGTGAAACACCCACCCCCACTGATTGGGATCACACAATCTATGAGGTTGAGGGTGATATGCAAGAGCTAGGCATGTTGGAAGACAGTGAGCTAGTAGCCAGCAAGGTAATTCGCCGCGATACGGACTCGGCGCTTATCTTAGACCCTGAAATGTCGCTAACCGAAGAAGTCCGTGAATACCTTACCTATATCTTGGAACTGCCAGAAAACACTATTGATGCAGTGCTAAAGGAGATGCAAAATTATGCTGAAAAATTTGAATCACATTAAAGCCGAAGTATGGTCTCAACCAAATTGTCCTGCTTGCACACAAGCCAAGCGATTGCTAGAAATGCATCACATTCAGTATGCTGAACGTATGTTGGGCATTAATGGTTACAGTAAAAAAGACTTGATTGCAAAAGTTCCTGAAGCACGTAGTGTTCCACAAATTTTCTTAAACGACGAGCTCATCGGCGGATTAAACGAACTAAAGGCAAAGTTGCAAGAATATGATAACAATTAAACAACTAAGCTGGAGTAATGCGTTTAGCTACGGCAAAGACAATAAAATTGACTTTGTAGCTGCTCCGCTTACACAACTTGTTGGTAAAAATGGTCATGGCAAAAGCTCAATAGCACTTATACTAGAGGAAGTGCTATTCAATAAAAACAGCAAAGGCATTAAGAAAGCTGATATTCTTAACCGTTACATCAAAGACAAGCAGTATAACATTGAAGTTGTTTTTGAACGTGATGGTATAGAATATGAAATTCGTAGTGTACGTGGTACAGCGCAAACAGTAAAGTTGTTTAAGCAAGGTGTAGACATTAGTGCTCACACAGCCACACAAACCTACAAAATTATTGAAGAAGTGCTAGGATTTGACCACAAAACCTTTGCACAAATTGTGTATCAAAGCAACGCTAGCAGCTTAGAGTTTTTAACTGCTGCTGATACAGCACGTAAAAAGTTCTTGATTGAAATCTTAAACTTAGGCAAGTATACTCGTGCTCAAGAAGTTTTTAAAGAAGCAGCTCAAGAGTTAAGCAAAGACATTGCATCTACGCAAAGCCAGGTAAATACAGTAAAGGCTTGGTTAGACAAGTACGAAAAAACTGATCTAACCCCTAAACCACTAGTAGGCCTGCCCACGCTAGATGATGAGTTGCTGCAGAAAACGGGTGAACTGCAACAAACCATACAAAACATTGAGCAAACCAACAAAAAGATTTCTCAGAATAATACTTACAAACAGCTGCAGGCTGGTATACAGCTAATGCCTGTAACGGACAAGCCTAGTGAAGACCCTACTATAGCCACACGATCAGCCTTAGCTAATAAGCTGGCTATTGAAGCTAAGAAAGGGTTAGATGATTCGCGAGCTTTTGTTAAAAAGATTAATGGTTTGAGTGGTACATGCCCTACTTGCCTACAGCCTATTGACCAACATAAGTTGGGTGACTTAATTGCTGAACAACAGCAACTGCAACAAGAGCTATCTGAGAAGTATACAGAAGCCGCTGGTACGTTGGACGAACTAAGTCGACAGGCTAAAGTATACCAAGCTGAGCTACAGCTGTGGCAGCAATCTCAGAAAAATCACGAGAACTGGGAAAAGTATCATCAGCTTATCAATACTGAGCTACCTGAGCAGCCGCTGGACAAACAACAATTGCAGTCTGAACTCAATACGCTGCAAGCTAGTATTCAAGCAGTGCGTGAGCAAATTGCAGCAGCAGAGCAACATAACGCAAGAGCTACAGCACACAATTCAAAAGTTGACCTAATAAGCAAACAGTTGCTGGAAATGCAAGCTGAGCTGGAGACTTATGCAGGTCAACTACACGAACATAATGAGCGCATGAGCTTGCTTGGTGTGTTAACTAAAACATTCTCTACAACTGGGCTAGTAGCTTATAAGATTGAATGTTTGGTAAAAGATTTGGAAGAAGTAACTAACAAGTACTTGGTCGACTTAAGTGACGGCAGATTCCAAATCAGTTTTAAGATTAGTGCTAGCGATAAGCTAAACGTTGTTATTACTGACAACGGCCGTGACATTGAAATGGCGGCACTAAGCGGAGGCGAGAGAGCTAGAGTTAACGTTGCTACACTACTTGGTATTCGCAAGTTAATGCAAACTTTAAGTTCTTCTCGTATTAACTTACTTATCTTAGACGAAACAGTAGAAACACTGGATGTTGAAGGCAAAGAGCGACTAGTAGAAGTTCTGCTACGCGAAGAACACCTAAACACATTCTTAGTTTCCCACGGCTTTACTCACCCGCTACTAGAAAAAGTAAACGTGGTAAAGCGTGCTAATGTTTCGCAAATAGAGGCGTAAATATGATTAAAGTAGAAAAAGTAAATCCTGGCGGTTTAGGGTATGTTACTAAAGAAGGTAACAGAATCCAGCTTCGCTACGGCATTCTTATGACTCGTGCGGAATATGCTACTGTTGAAATCGAAAAAGGCAGTGTAGTATTTAGCGTTGACGAATCAGAGCTGGTTACCCTCAGTGCACCCGAACCTGTGCTTGAAAAAGTAGACCAAGAACCTGTTAAACCAGTTATTGTTCGCCCTGCTCCAAGAACCAAAAAGTAATGGTAGACTCCCGAGCAAAGGGTGCTAGAACAGAAACCGTTATCCGGGACATGTTACGACTGCATACTAAACTGCAGTGGGAGCGTGTTCCTGGTAGTGGTGCTCTTGACGAAAAACACGGATTAAAGGGCGACTTATACGTACCTAACGCTAACAACCTGTATTGTGTTGAAGCAAAAGGCTACGCAGACGACCACCTTACTAGTGCCATATTAACCAGCAAAGACCCTCAACTGTTACAGTTTTGGAAGCAAGCCGTTCGTCAAGGCCAGCAAGTAAAGAAACGACCACTTCTTGCATTTAAGTTTGATCGCAGTAAAATTTTTGTAGCCTTTGAGGACATGCCAAGTACTACCGAGTACCGCTGGATGTTTATATGTGCAGAAGGCCACGAGTTTTATGTAGCACAACTAGAGCAGTGGCTACAACACGAACAACCAAAATTTATAGCTTGATTATCTGGGTTGAAAAGTGTATAATAAACATATTAAACCCTAGCATACCATGAGTAAAACATTTAATCAAGTCACCACACAAACCAATACGCTGATGATTGTAGACGCACTTAACCTGGCGTTTCGCTACAAACACAGCGGGGCAACTGACTTTGCTGAAGATTACCTGCGTACAGTAGACAGTCTACGTCGCAGCTATAAGGCCAGCAAGGTAATCATTGCTTGTGACCAAGGCAGTAGCAGCTATCGTAAAAGCATTTACCCTGATTACAAGCAAAATCGTAAAGACAAGTTTGACGAGCAGACTGAAGCTGAAAAAGCTGCGTTTGAGTTGTTCTTTGAAGAATTTCAAAAGACTATTCAGTATATCCAAGAAAATAGCAGCTATCCAGTGCTTAAGTTTCAAGGCGTAGAAGCCGACGACATTGCTGCGTATATCGTCTCACAGCATGAGAAGTATCCCGTCGGCGATATTTGGCTGATCTCCAGCGATCGTGACTGGGACTTGCTTGTGCAGCCTGGCGTTAGTCGTTTCAGTTATGTAACTCGCAAAGAAGTTACCATTGACAACTGGGATACACACTATGAGTGGTTGCCAGAAGATTATATTTCGATTAAGTGTCTTACTGGTGACACTGGGGATAATGTTCCTGGTGTGCCTGGTGTTGGGCCTAAGCGTGCCGCCAGTCTTGTTGCTGAGTACGGTAGCACTTGGGATATTATTGCTAATATTCCTCTTAGTGGGCGCTATAAATACATTGAAGCACTGAATCAACACAAAGATCAGCTGCAGCTAAACTATCAGCTAATGGATTTGGTTACACACTGCCAAGAAGCCATTGGTGACGCAAATCTCCAAGAAATCAACAACACACTACAACTATACCTTGTATGAGCAATCAATTTACTTCTAGCAGTTATTACATTTGTGACAGCAATCCGCCGCTACCGCACCTACAGTGCCTAGCACAAAGTCCAGAGTTTCTACCGCAGCGTGCAAATCCCACAGATGCTGGTGCAGACTTAAAGTCCGCTGAAACCGTGGAACTCTATCCCGGCGAGCAGAAGCTGGTAGACTGTGGTGTAGCGGTTAAAATTCCCAAAAGCTACGCAGGCTTTGTATTTAATCGTAGTTCTCAAGGCAAACGCGGTATCACTATTCCACACAGTGTTGGTGTAATTGACAGTGACTATCGCGGCAACATTAAAGTGATTCTTCGTAATTTAAGTGAAGATCCTTACAAAATTGAAGTGGGTGACCGAATCGCACAGTTGGTAATCATGCCGATATTGCTGTGCAACTTTGTGGACACCTGGAATGACACCGCACGCGGTACTGGTGGCTTTGGAAGCACAGGCAAATGAAACAAATATCTACTGTTTGGGCAATAACGCTAGCTTGGACAATAATGCTATCAGTTCTACTTATAGTAGCAGCATTTGCCACCTACAACCGTGCTGAGGATCGTAAAGCATATTATGCTTGTTTGGCTTTAAGTGAAAAACTAGCCGAACAACAAAAACAACCCAATGGTGGAATACGAATTGTATCTCTACCATACTGTAAAATCTAAAGGAAAGTATGGCAGTTTCAACACGAGCACAGGTTATTACACGTCGCACCTATAACAGACCCATTTCAGACGACGGAAAACAATTTGAAACTTGGGCAGAAACCGTTGCCCGCGTTATTGACCACCAAGAGTGGTTGTGGCAACGAGCAGTTGGTCGTGACTTAAACGACCTAGAATATGGAGAACTGTACGATCTTGAACAGCTGATGCTGGATCGTAAAGTTTCTATGAGTGGACGTACATTGTGGCTAGGCGGTACTAACGTAGCCAAGATGCGCGAAGCCAGTCAATTTAATTGCAGTTTTACTAACGTAGAAACTGTGTATGATGTAGTAGACGTCTTATGGCTCTTACTACAAGGTTGTGGCGTTGGATTTAAGCCTGTTGTGGGTACACTAAACGGTTTTGCCAAGCCTATTAAAAATATCCGTGTTGTGCGTAGTGAACGTACTGCAAAAGGCGGGTTGGAACACAATGTTGAAACTTGGGACAGTGAAACAAAGACTTGGACTATTCAAGTTGGAGACAGTGCAGAAGCTTGGGCAAAGTCTATTGGCAAGCTGCTTGCGGGTAAGTATCCTGCTAATACTCTGGTACTTGATTTTTCACAGCTACGCCCTGCTGGTGAAAGGTTAAAAGGTTATGGCTGGATTAGTTCTGGTGATAGCGCAATTAGCACTGCTTACGTTGCTATTGCCAATATTCTTAACGGTCGTGCTGACAGTTTACTTACTCGGATGGACATACTGGACATTGTTAACCATCTGGGTACTATTCTCAGTTCCCGCCGAAGCGCTGAGATCGCTCTTTTTGACTACGGTCAACCGGAGTGGAAGGAATTCGCGGTAGCCAAGAAAGACTGGTGGTTGTATAACAATGCACACCGTACTCAGTCTAACAACTCACTGGTATTCAAGGAAAAGCCACTTTACGAAGATCTAAAGTATATTTTCCAGTTGATGCAAGAAGCTGGAGGTTCGGAGCCTGGCTTTATCAACGAAGTTGAAGCACTGCGTCGTGCACCGTGGTTTAAGGGCGCTAACCCTTGCGTAGAAATTTTGCTAGGCAACAAGTCGTTCTGTAACTTAACTGAAACAGACATTGCCAAGTTCCGTGGCGACAACGCTGGCCTACATGAAGCTATCCGATTGGCTGCTCGTGCCAACTATCGCCAAACTTGCGTTAACCTGCAAGACGGTATCCTGCAAGAGTCTTGGCACTTAAACAACTACTTTATGCGACTGTGTGGAGTAGGTTTGACTGGTATTGCAATGCGTCCTGACCTTAACGGTTACGACTATGAATACTTGAAGCGTACTGCTACTAGTGCTGCAATTGGTATGGCTGACGAGCTTGGTTTACCTCGCCCCAAGAACGTTACTTGTGTTAAGCCGTCTGGTACACTATCGAAGATCATGGATACTACAGAAGGCGTACACAAGCCGCTTGGCAAGTACATTTTCAACAATGTGCAGTTTAGCAAGCACGATCCTATTGTTGATGTGTTGCGCGATGCCGGTTATCGTGTGTTTAACCACCCCACTGACGACAGCGGCGTGCTTATTACCTTCCCTGTGAAGTGGGACGGCGTACCGTTTGATGTTGTAGACGGCAAGGAAGTTAACCTGGAAAGCGCAATCGACCAGCTTGAGCGCTACAAGTTGATTCAAACCAGTTGGAATCAGCAAAACACTTCAGTTACCATTAGCTACAGCCCTGAGGAAGTGCCTGGCATTATCGACTGGCTGCTAGACAACTGGGACTGCTATGTTGGTGTGAGTTTTATCTACCGTACCGATCCTAGCAAAACTGCTAAAGACTTAGGCTACTTGTACCTGCCGCAAGAAGTTGTTGACGAGTATACGTACCTAACCTACGTGCAAGACCTGAAACCTGTTAACCTAGAAAACGCTAACAGTTTCGATGAAATCATGGGTGAAGAGTGTGCTACCGGTGCCTGCCCAATTCGCTAATATAAAATCATGCAAGAAATCAAATTTACACTTACCATTGACGAAGCCAATATGATCCTGAACGCAATTCAGGAGCTGCCCGCTAAACTAGCTAATCCACTAACGCAAAAGCTGCAAGCTCAAGCCAAGGAACAGCTAGAGCCAGCAGAACCCGCGGCTGAGTAATAAAAAAGCCCCTAACTATTGCTAGTTAGGGGCTTTTTGTTTTTTAGCCATCTAGTGTTTCAAAGAGTCGGGCTACTAAGTGTAAGTCTTTGCTGTCTGCTCGATCACGCATGATTTGATCACGCTTTTCACGACTCCAGCTGTATCCGCCGTCACCGCCCCACAAGTCCCAGGCTACACGCCCTTTACTTGGAAAGCCTTCTTCGCCACTGTTAAAACCAGTGGCATTTTTGTCTACTTCGTGACGACTAAAAAAGCTGTACATGCGTAGTACTGTGCTTGCCGATAGTGGTTCACGGTCTTTTAGCTGATTAGCTCGCGCTAGTCCAACTAGTGTACCACCTGGCTTGCCTTCTTCTTTCCACTTTAGTGCGCGCTTGGCTGCTGTAGCCATGCCTTCTGTGGGCTTGTAGGTTTCTGCCATATTAGTCCTTGTATGCCATAATAATTTGTTTACACATCTTACTGCGAACAATGTCTGAGTCTAGGAATCTGATAATACTGATTCCGTCCAAGCCCTCGAGCCTGCGTACTGCATCTTTTAGTCCACTGTCTTCGATGTCTGTTTGATCGGGGTCTCCACTAAGAATAACTTTACAGTTTTTACCAATACGTGACAGCAACATTTTGAATTCTGTTTTTGTCATGTTTTGAACTTCGTCTACGAGGATAATAGCGTTGTCAAAACTACTACCACGCATAAAGCCTAGCGGCTTAGGTTCAATATCCTTGCTTTTGAGTGCGTATTCATAAAATCCTTTACCTAGCGTACGCTGAAACACGTTATCAAAAGGATCTAAGTATGGTGCATACTTCTCCTCCAATTCACCAGGTAAGAATCCAAGGCCTCTGCCGGTTTCTACGTTGGGACGTGTTAAGATGATTTTTTGAATACGGCGGTGGAATAACTCGCCAGCTGCGTAACTTGCAGCAACATAGGTTTTACCTGTGCCAGCGCTGCCAATACCAAAGATGACTTCACTACTTTTTATTGCATTCAGATATTCTGTTTGAATAAAGTTTAGTGGTTTTACATCTTTAAACCCAAACTCAATTGGATTTGGTTGCGCTTGTTTGCGAGCTTTCTTTCCCGATGAACTTGCCATATAGGTTCCTGGTTAATTTAAGAAATTAAGAACTGCTAGGAACATGATACTGATTGCTATGAAAAGCATACCCGCACCGGTTGCAGTCTCACGAGCTTTTTTGTAAACTACGCGAATATCCAC